CTTCCGCCAAACTCAAATATATCAGATGAAGAGGTATTGTAGTTCCCGATAGGGGCATACCATTCGATAAGCGTGGTGGTAGCATTTACCACTTGGTAGGAATTACCAAGCATGGCTTGAAAATCAGCAGTAGCTGTTGCGTAAATGATAATTATATCACCAGCAAAAATTGTCGTATTCCCAACAACTTTGGCAGAAACAAGTCCACTAACTACATCGACATCCTTGGCTTGGATGTTGAAAACCTGTGGCTGGGTGTAAGCACCACCGGGGGACAGGGTGAACCCATCAGTCATTGTGGCTACCGTGGTTACAAATGTGGTGCTAGTAGAAATCCCAGATGCCACAAAGGTAAATGAGTCTTGGTCGACGATTGTTGCCACCGTGAATGTTCCATTAGGAGGAGTGCCACTGGTAAGCCCAGCGATAACCACGGATGACCCAGCCGTAAGTCCGTGTTCACTAACCTTCATTGTCACCACGGTATTTGGACTGGCGGTCGCGTTGGATGACGCAGAAAGAATAGCCCTGCCATTAGGATACCACTCAAGAGCTTGTTGCCCATCCCGCATGATCATCACCTTGTCGAAGCACTGCAGCATATCGCAGTTACTACCAACGGTGGCTCCCACGGGGTAAGGAATAGTCGTTGCTGAGTAGGGTGTCGTAGAAAGGTCAATCTTCTTCGCCAGAGTCTCCAGCGCAACAATGATGTATTCCTTGTTAGATTCGTTAGGGTCGGAGAACATGCAGGACGCCAACACATCGCTGGCGGCGGCATCGTTAATGTTGATCTGGGTAATCCTTGGGGTTGCCCCTAGTGCCACAGCAGTCACGCCAGTAACAGGAAAGGTCAATGTGTCCACGGTAGCCGCAGTCACAGCCTTGACCCCATTGTTATCCGTGCCAGTAAAGGTAATGCCGCTAACCGTAAGGTTGCCAGCCTCCCCAATAGTCAACCCGTGTCCAACCACGGTAATCGTTACCACATTCGCGGTATACGACACAGCGGTGATTGCTCTAAAATTCTGGGTTATGTTCCCAGCGGTCGTACTAGCCGTGGTAGTGTAAGCTCCATCAGCACCAGCAAGCGTGTATGTGAATGTGTTTGTGGCTACCCCAGCAATAACGAATGTTCCGTTTGGATTGGAACCAGTAGTGTATCCAACGCCAGAAATGTAAACGGAATCACCATTGGTAAACCCGTGAGAGTTAGCCGTAACCGTGATTGTCGTACCAGAACGAGTAACGCTGGTAATGGTCTTTTCAACCACAAGCACATGGAACGGAAGGTTCAACGGAGTGCCTCCAGTAGTCAGCACAGGGCTAACAGACACCACGCTCTTGCGCGGCCTCCAGAAGCCCTCCATACGCCCATTAAGGCTCTCCCTTACCTCACCTGCCTCCAACTGGTTAAGCTGCAATCTCTGGTTTACACCAAAGAATCCACGATCACCATCGGCGGCGATCGAATCGTCTAACCCACCAGTGGATCGGAACTGCGACATTATAGGTAGTAAACAACCACCACGCCGGATGTAAGTACTACTTGGCTGAATTCACCACCAATCCCCAAACCAGCAGGAAGAGTGATGCCTTGAAGCCTAGAGGCTCCAGAGATATTCCCAGACGCACTAGCTACAGTACCCAACACTGCATCATTTATAACCTGAATCCAACGAATTGGGCCAGTGTAAGTAGTAGCCGCCGTCGAAAGCACAATGCCTCCGTTGCCACCTTGAAGTTGATAAGAGTCTCCTCTAGGCATAAAATAAATAAGTTATCAAACGCAAGTTCATCCCGCGCTCAACCAACCAATTACCACAATACACCCACACCTGTCAACCACAAACCAATCCTATAAAACACACCGCATTTCACCACAAAATTACCTATCGGGATCATTTAGGTAAAATACACATTACCAATACACAACAATCACCGAACGGGAACATTACGCCTCAAATGTAACCTTCGCACCACACTACCCCAATACAACGCCACACCAAGCTCACAACGGCCCAATTGCAGGTCTAGAAACTAACGGCTAGATTTGATGCCATAAAGTCAAACGGATCTAAATCCCGCTTCCGAGAATTACATAGATGGCAAGCAAACACGAAATTTGACACGCAATGCGCACCACCTTTGGATAATGGTTCAAAATGATCCAAGGTCAACTCGGCTTTTTTACCGCAGTAGTAGCAGCGATCTCCAGCTCGATTCCTAGCCTCCTCCACCATTTTAGGAGTGGCTTTTACCTCGCAGTTATTAATCCTGGCCCTTCTGGCGTGTTTGTAATTACGCTTTCCTTTCCGCCTAGCCTCCGCCCTTTGCTCGTCGGTTAGCACGATACGCTTTGGACGCAATGATTTAGCCAATGCCTTTTCAGCAGATATTTTGGCCCTTTCAGCGCGTTTAGCTTGGTTCTCAATAACTTTTGCCAGTTTGGCCTTTTTGCGAGCCTCAATCTTAGCTTGGTTCTTTTTCAGATAATATCTGCGTTGTGCTTCTCGGTTTCTCTGGTTTTTCTCTTCAATCGTCATCTCCCCTTTTTTAGGGCTTAGTAGCTTTAATCTTTCTTTCTCCTCGCGGATAGCCTTAGCCTTCATGGCTCGTTTAGCAGCAGCTTCTTTTTTTAAAGCCCGTTCTTTCACATTTTTATCCATTATGGCCCTTTTCTCATACCATGATGCACCTCTCCTCTTAAGAAATGATTCCATTGTCGCCCAGTGTTCACCACTTTTGAAGCATGGATTCTTTCCATTATAAACGCGACCATCTTCTCTTACATGTCCTATTCTCGGTGCGACCTCCTTACTCATGATAGATTGTTGCATAAAACCTCATTCGTGTAAAGGTGAAAATAAAAAACAGCAAAGGCCAATTGCTCAGTTTTAGTTTGGCAACCTTTCCGATGCTTATTGTTACAAGTTGTAAAGTCGCAATCCCCTCCCCCCGTGCCTGTCCTGGTGTTCAATCGAACAGTGTTCATGTGAGCAATGCCGGCAATGTAAACGATCGTTTGAATGTGATGCTTGAATCGTGCGCTTGGCTTGTGGTTTGGCTTGCCTTGCTCCGTGGAACATTCCCGTGGAACATTTGTAGCTGTGCCAATGGCCGTCGACTTGTGTTCCACGCTATGTCTGTGGAACATTGCCTTGATGTACGCTATAGGTTGATGCCATGCCTTGAATTGACCTTGCTTGTCCACATATAGCGTCCTTTCCCTTAACGCAACTTAATTGCATTTAATATTTGCTATTGACAGCTTTCGCCAAACCTGCTTAGAATACTGCCGTAGGCAAGAGGGGGATTCAATTTGTTTAAAGCTTGTCCCCCGAATAAAGCAAGCCCGAATCCTCAAGCCTCGATCAAGCATCAAGCGTTGATTGTTATTCTTGAATGGGTGAATGGATATTCTGATGCTCTTGATCATTCGATCATGCTTCTTCTTATTCTCTCCGCTTAATTGAATCACCTCACCCTTAATGGGAATTACTGGCGACTTTGAGGCTTGGCTCCCTAGTGTTTCGCTTGTCCTAGGGCTTGAAAGTTGACGCTGGCCATGAGATTTGTTTCTTGGCTTGTGATTGCGTGAAATGCTTTGATTTAAGGGGTTTCGCTGGTGGTCAAGCTTATTCCGTTGAATTGCTGAAATATATTTTCATTTATTCGCAATTAATTATTGGCAATGTTGCCGCCATGATTCATGTTCCTTGTGTTGCCAGCAAACAAGGCACGCCAACAATAACCAAACTACCACGATGAAACAAGCATTTCCACTACCACACCGCGCCGAACTTGATGCCGCCTTTGTGGCAATTTACCGCTCCGACATGTCGCATATCCACAAACAGACTTTGCTTGTCTTGATGGAACGCGCAAAGCGTGAAGCCGACCGCAAGCTCGCCAAACTCTCCAAATAATCAAACCAAACCAAACCAAACCAAATCAAACCAACGATGAACCAATACAAAGCAATCACGCGCGTGCCTCACATCTCCGAGCCCTTTGTGGACTGGTACGAAGCGGAGACAGAAGATCAAGCCCGCGCAATGTGGTCATGTGACCGCGAAACCTATGGCTTGCCAGTAGATGCAAGCGTCAAATTTGAGCAACAATAGCAAACCAAACCAAACCACGATATGACAACGACACAAATTGAATCCGTGAGCCTAGTACTCAATCACAAAAATTGGACGGGGCTTTCACTCCGTGAGCTGATTGACCTTGGACGCGTCTACCACAAAGACCGACCAACAATAACAGCATTCGTTCGGGAGGTTCATGGTGAGCCTACCTCGATTAACCAACTCACGGAACAGCGTGGAATCGTAAACGCAATCATGGAAAGGGGCGTAGCATGACCTTGCGCGAAACCATCCTTTCCCTTGTCCTTGTGCTTTGCCTTGGCCTTGCAATCGCCATCACAAGCGGGTGCTTCGGCGGCCCTTCAGACTTGGAAATGTTCCAACGGGCGGCCGAACCCGTGAACCTTTAACCTTGAACCATAGGAAACGAAAACATGACAAACGAAGAAATAAAAAAGCTACTGATGCGCTTCAATGACCTTTGCCTAGTGATGAAGCACCGGCCGCTGACCGAGCATGAGGAAACGGCACTGGTTGAGATCGAGGAAAAGCTCGATTCCTTGCCCTGAAAATAATTCAAAAATC